ATGAATAAGGAATTTTCTCTGTCCAGACCAACATTTAAACGCACACTACGGCGGATTAGTATAATCAGCGTGCTGCTTACAATGACATTGATCTGGCTATTAATTTGCGTTGCGTCTGTCCTTACGCTCAAACAGTATGCGCAAAAAAATCTCGATTTGACCGCCGCCACAATGGCCCATAGCCTTGAAGCGGCACTGGTATTTTCCGATAACGCGGCCGCAGCGGAAACGCTCGCCACACTGGGACGCCAGGGACAATTTTCAGCGGCGGAGGTCCGCGATAAAAATGGCCGTACTATCGCCTCATGGCGCTATGATGCGCGAGCCGCAGACGATAAGCTCATCGGCTTAATTAGCCACTGGCTTTTTCCATTGCCGGTATCGCAACCCGTCTGGCACAACGGCAGGGCCATCGGCGAAGTACGGCTTGTCGCCCGCGACAGCCTTATTGGTCATTTTATCTGGCTATCGCTGGCAGTGCTGACAGGATGTATTCTGCTGGCATCCGGCATTGCCCTGCTGCTCACGCGTTATTTGCACAATGGCGTTGTGGATGCGCTGCAAAATATTACTGAAGTTGTACACGACGTTCGCACTAACCGAAATTTTTCACGCCGGGTACCTGATGAGCGTATTGCGGAATTTCACCTGTTTGCGCAGGATTTCAATAGCCTTCTGGATGAGATGGAAGAATGGCAGCTACGGCTTCAGGCTAAAAATGCCCAGTTACTACGTACCGCGTTGCACGATCCGCTGACGGGGCTTGCCAATCGCGCGGCATTTCGCAGCTGTATTAACGCGCTGATGAAGGACAATTCCGCTCGTAGCAGTTCGGCATTGTTATTTCTGGATGGCGATAACTTTAAATATATTAATGATACCTGGGGACATGCGGCAGGCGACCGCGTACTTATAGAGGTTGCCAAAAGATTAGCGGAATTCGGTGGTAGCCGTTATCAGACTTACCGACTCGGCGGCGATGAATTTGCGATGGTGCTTTACGATGTACATTCGGAATATGAAGTACAACGTATTTGCGCAGCGCTATCCCAGGCGTTTAATCGACCTTTTGAACTGCATAACGGCCAGCGAATAACGATGACCCTGAGTATTGGCTTTGCGCTGACATGGGAACATGCCACTGCCGAAAAACTACAAGAACTGGCCGATCGAAATATGTATCAGGCTAAACACCGGCGTGCGGAACGCTCGCTAAACTAAGGAACGGGCCTGGCCGTTTCTGACTCAGCGTTGAGACCACTGACCCAGACTAATCATGCAACCGTCTATGGCGTGGAGCAACCCCATAAAAAAGGGGCCAGCGTAATGCCAGCCCCTTCTTTTCTACAAGCTTTCGGATGTTGCGAAAGCGCGTTCTTAGTTAAGACGCTCCTATTAACACCCCACAACAAACAAACACTTACCATAAAAAACAACTAGTTAAAGTAATTTTTAATGCAATGAATTGCAGTGTTACGCAACCTCTGCCGCCATATTGTCGCCAACATACAGCGATAACGGATTGAGGGCTACAGCCTGTTCAAGGTGGTCAGGAGCAAAGTGCGCATACTTCATTGTTTCTCGAATATTGGCGTGTCCGAGAATTTTCTGCAGCACCAGTATATTTCCGCCGTTCATCATAAAATGCGCACCAAAAGTATGACGCAAAACGTGAGTCTTCTGCCCTTCCGTCAACTCAATGTTCGTTAGTTTGAGCATCTTTTTAAACTCCTGATAGCAGGGCTTAAACATTCTGCCCTGACGCTCGGACAACTCGTCGTACAGCCATTTAGGAATCGGAACCGTACGATTCTTCTTACCTTTGGTTTTGGTGAACGTCAGTTTATGTGGAGAAAGTTGAGGGCGGGTCAATCTCTCCGCTTCCCCCCATCGAGCGCCGGTTGCAAGGCACACCTTAACAATCATGGTGAGGTCTTCTTTGCCATATTGCTTGCAGGCTCGAAACAGTTCCGGAAGCTGAGACAAAGTTAGCCAGGACATTTCTTTCTCAGCTTCTTTGAATACTCGGATCCCATCAAGTGGATTGGGTAGGCTCCACTCCCCTAACCGACGGAGCTCATTAAACACTGCTTCTAGGTATTGTTGTTCGCGATTGACGGTTATAGGTTTGGCGATCCATTTTGCAGGGTCTTTGTGATATCCATTATCTATTTCACCACGAAGCCGTTTATCACGATAGTGAGCCCAATCTTTAGCAGTAAGGCGGGATGCGATAGGGTCACCAAGACCATTACATACAATCTGTAATTTAGCCAATCGTGACTTGCTTGCAACTAAAGCCTGCCCATGCAGATTATGCCAAAGCTGGATTATCTCACTTAAGCGCCGCCGGTCTTCTTTCTTGCCAAGCCACGGCTTATCATCATTCTCACTTTTCGTAAATGCTTCGAATGCCTCGGCCTCACCTTTGGTATTGAATTGCCGACGTATACGCCGCCCTTCCCGACCGTTTGGATAAAGCTCACATAGCCATTTACCGTTTTTCTGCTTGCTAACAGTCATAAAGTACCCATGAGCATATAACTAAACCGTCAAGTAAAATTGTTCGTCCCATTCTTCCGTAGTAAATAACTCACCAGTATCACGAAGTGTAATTCCATCAACAACCCTATCTATTCTAAACGTTCGATATTGTTTTCTGCTGTGGCAATACCCTTCAATATATAAACCGTCAAATTTTTTAACATCGACCTCTCTATATTTAACCGTGCCGTTAGTGTTCTCATATGTAAAAGCTATCTTTAGCAAATGCTTATGTTTACTCAAATCAACCTGATTTCTAAAAACTACATCCTCGGAGTCATCATGGCTCACGCTTTCGGTTTTATTATTATCTGAGCAAACCTTTGTAGATCTAGCCGTATTATGTTTTTTAGGATAGAAAAGGACTACCGTACCAACAATAAGCAGTACTACACCTATCTCCTCATAGTCTGAAGATACAATAATCCCACCCGCATACAGAAAATACCAAAGCGCGCATATAGATTTTAAAAACTTTGTTTTAGTGCTTTGTGCCTTAGAGCAAATTCTGATAACAGCGTAGATAGCAAGCGCTATTGAAAGTATGCTGATTAGTACATCCATTATACATGCTTCTCCAAAGTAAAAATTATCACCCCAGAAGGAGTAATGTCAGACAAGTTACATTCAAACTCCGCAAACTTATTCGATAGCTTTGCCTTTCCACCCGGCAACCTGACTACATCAAAAACATCGAGCGCGCCGTCAATGCTAATTAACCAGCGGCCATTGGCAATGTTTGAGATAGAGCAATCAACAAGCCAAGATGAATTTACCCCTTCAACAAAGACTAAATCCTCAGCGCTTGCCGGAATCATTGAGGGGTCAGGGTGCCAACGTCCAGCGTCTTTTAATTCACCCGATTCAAGTCGGGATTTTTTTATCGTTAAAACGTCCGAAATGCTAGCCTCCTTACTTTCTCGCATGTTTCCCTTTCCGGTCGCTAACCATTCCAGCGACACACCAGTATCAAGTGCGCATGTCACGACCACATCACCGGGAAAGAAATTTCGTCTTACCCAAGTGCTGATAGTGCCAGAGGAGATATCCAACAAATCCCCAAGCTCCTTTTGCATTGTAAAACCATACGCATCAAGGATGCGCCTTAAAACAGGTTTTCCACCACTCGCTAAAATCTCGTCATAAAGAGACTTTCCTTTCAGCGGAGACGAATCTTGCAAATGCAAACTTGAAACTTGACCAGTCAGCAGCCAGTTTAAATCGGCACCAGTATCTAATGAGCACTGAATGATAGCTTTACCTGGAAAACTATTTCGCTGAACCCAAGTGCTGACGCTGTTTGACGGGACACCAAGCACTTCCGCCAAAGCCTTTTGCGTGCTGACACCATACGCCGAACTTATCCGCTCAATCACATCTTGCGTATTCAAATCTTCATCATTCATTCGTTAATCACTCAAAATCGATTTACACAAACTCATTTTCGATTTAAAGTGGCATTCATCGACCAAGATGCACACCACTGCACTACATTTCAAACAACAGGAGATAATGCGATATGTCAGATGCAAAATCAATCTCGACGCATGATTCGCAAAACTCACAAAATCAAACTGTGCTGTTAGATCCAACGCAGTTTGATGCCATCGTTACCGCCATGCTTCCAGCTCTGCAGACAATGATTCGCTCCGCTATGTCAGACACAATGACAGTGAAAGACTTTGCTGCCACTCGCGGTGTAAGCGAGCGTCTGGTCTGGCAATGGCTCGATGAGGGCATTCTTCTCAAAGCTCCGACCAAAGACTTTTCCAACAAAGAGGAAACCGGTAAACGAAGCCGCACCCTCGTAAACGTGAAAGCATGGCGCGACAAACTAACCCAGCAAGCGATTGATTGTCGCTACATCGACCAGCGCACCACTCTTAACTGAATTTGATTATGCAAGTTAGAGGGAATTTAACCATGTTTGATTTTCAGATTTCCAAACATCCCCACTATGACGAAGCGTGCCGGGCTTTTGCTCAACGTCACAACATGGCGAAGCTGGCCGAGCGTGCGGGTATGAACGTTCAAACGTTACGTAACAAGCTCAACCCGGAACAACCTCACCAGTTCACGCCGCCTGAATTGTGGCTGCTGACTGACCTGACCGAAGACTCAACCCTCGTTGATGGTTTTCTGGCGCAGATTCATTGCCTGCCATGCGTGCCGGTTAATGAGCTGGCTAAAGACAAATTGCAGTCTTATGTCATGCGCGCAATGCGTGAACTCGGCGAACTGGCAAGCGGTACGGTATCTGATGAACGTCTGACCTCTGCCCGTAAGCACAACATGATTGAAAGCGTTAACGCTGGCATTCGCATGTTGTCATTGTCGGCACTGGCGCTGCATGCACGTCTGCAGACTAATCCCGCTATGTCGAGCGTGGTCGATACCATGAGTGGTATTGGCGCATCGTTTGGTCTGATTTGAGGTGCGTATGCTGAAAGGTGAACCGTCATTCGCGTCTCTGCTCGTCAAGCAAAGCCCCGGCATGCACTACGGCCACGGCTGGATCGCAGGTAAGGACGGCAAGCGCTGGCACCCGAGCCGCTCACAGGCTGATTTACTGGCTGGCCTCTCTACTCAAAAGCAGGGGGAATCATGGCTATCGAAGCTGTTTCCGCGACTGTTCCGCTAAAAGCGGGTGAACGTCTGGCCGGTCTCAATCATGTGGCTGAATTGCGCGCGAGATATTGGGGCGATAGCTGGAAAGAGGTTGAGCGTTTTGTCGATGATATGCGCGATAAACGTGACCCACAATTTGAAGAAAATAATCGGGCGCTGGCCGCTATTTTCTTTTTGGCAAAAATACCGGCGGCTCGTCATGAGCTCGAATTAAGTGAGCTGACTACTGGCGAGAAAAAGGCGCTTATTACAGCGATGAATCATTTTCGTGCAGTGGTGAGTTTATTTCCCAAACGGCTAACCATGCCGAATTAATCAAAACAGAAATTTAATGGCGTAAACCCGACGGGCTTCTTATTGCCCGAAATCAGGAGAGTTAATTATGCGTAATACCGAAATCCGTAGTTTTAACACTGATAGTGATGCGCTGGCCGTATTGCTGACCGATGCAAAAAAAGAAGAGCGTAAAGACCGCGCGCTCGCTGTTTCCATCCGCCTTGAGGCGCTGGCTATCTATATCACCAAAGAGGGTATGAGCGGCACCGAAGCTGCAGAACTGCTGCGCCGCGAAGCCACTCGCTTTGAGAACGAATCACAGGAGCTGCACTAATGGCTGACACAATTGATTTAGCCCAACAGCGTGAGCAGGAAGACCGCGAGCGCTACATCAACAAAGCGCGCAGCCGTATCGCTGCACCTTCCCGTTTTTTCTGCGAAAAATGTGACGCACCAATCCCAGAAGCTCGCCGCATTGCGATTCCGGGCGTGGATTTGTGCGTGACCTGTCAGGAAATAAGCGAACTAAAAAGAAAACATTATATGGGGGGAGTATGAGTTATTTAATTGCTAATAATTATCGTATTGACTTGGCTCCAGAAGATGCAGGGAGTGCAGAATATTCGTTATATCGCAGAAGCTATTCTAATTCAGAGCACAGTTTTTCTCTTGCGGCTCTCTATGAGGACAAGGCTCTTTTAGTTCGAGATATCATTTCTGATGAGATATTTCGTCAAGTTTTAACACGCGGGGTTAATTCACTCTCTGAGATTTGCACAATTACTGATGACATTGTAACCGAGTGCATTGATGTTTTTTCGGCATTGGAANGTGTAAAGAGTAAATCATGTCGGTAGGTGTTAAATATGCTTTTCCGTGGAACGCTCCACGGTCGGCAATAGCCAGCCATATCTTACCTATGACACAGCATCGCCGCGACCGTATGTTCGCGGCTTTGCTGCATGCGAGAAAAGTGCTTTCTCTCCAGCCTGAGTGCGTGCGTTTTGACGTTTATCGCACCGCTGCAGTGCTGGAGCAAACTCAGGGCAGTCAACGAGCCAATGCCTTTTTAATCAGCTTCTGCAAAAAGGCATTGCCACGTCTTGAACTGGTCGCAAAAAAATACGAGTGCTCGGGCATCAACAGCAATGTATCAGCCGCTGTTTTCGATGGTCATTTTGATACCCAGCTTATGCAATATCTGGCGTCACGCATGGTCAATATGGTCGCCAGATTTAACCGCCTCCCGGATATGTCGCGCGCCGATATTGACCTGCTGGCCGCTGATATCGCTAATTTCATTCGTGCTGAACTGGCTGATATTGATGACACCGGATTTAGCGAACTCAAAACGCTGTACACCTGGTACATGCGCGCCGGTTTTATTTCACTGCAATTCAACGTTACACCGCCGAAATGGGAGCGTGTGACTAAGAAATATTTTGGCGAGGATGAAATCGCCCCGGCTATCGCTCGTATGTTTAACGATGTGTGGTGGCGTGGTCGTCTGCGTCGCATTGCGGCTGCATGGCGCGAACATCTGCAAATTGCTGTCGGCAACGTCAGCAAGAAAAAGTATGCCTATGCGAGTAAAAACTGCGTGACTGACTGGCGTGAACAAAAGCGCCGCACCCGTGAATTTCTCAAAGGTCTGGATCTCGAAGACGAAGACGGCAACCGTATCAGCCTGATTGAAAAATTTGACGGCTCGGTCGCTAACCAGGCTATACGCCGCTGTGAACTTATGACCCGCATTCGTGGTTTTGAAAATATCTGCAATGAGCTCGGCTATGTTGGGGAATTTTATACCCTGACCGCACCGTCTAAATATCACGCCACAACTAAAGCGGGTTACCGAAATACTAAATGGAAAGGTGCCAGCCCGGCTGATACACAAAATTATCTCACCGGTATTTGGGCGCGCATCCGTGCGAAACTGCACCGGGAAGAAATCCGTATTTTCGGCATACGTGTTGCCGAGCCTCATCACGACGGAACGCCGCATTGGCACATGCTTATTTTCATGTTGCCGGAAGATGTCAAGCGCGTGCGCCTCATCATCCGCGATTATGCATGGGAGGAAGACCGCCACGAACTTAAAAGTGATAAGGCTAAAAAAGCCCGCTTTCATGCTGAGGCTATCGACCCGGAGAAAGGTAGTGCTACCGGTTATGTCGCGAAATACATTTCTAAAAACATCGACGGTTATGCTCTCGATGACGAAACCGATGACGAAAGCGGTGAGCTGCTAAAAGAGACGGCCCCCGCCGTTTCAGCATGGGCGGCTCGCTGGCATATCCGTCAGTTTCAGTTTATCGGCGGCGCTCCTGTGACGGTATATAGGGAGCTTCGAAAAATGGCTGACCCGGAAACGGCAAGGGCGCTTAGTGTTGAATTCGCCGAAGTACATGACGCCGCTCATTATGGCCGTTGGGCTGACTATGTTAACGCTCAGGGTGGGCCTTTCGTCCGTCGGGACGAATTACAGGTGCGCACTCTTTACGAGCCGCGAACAGAGCTTAATCAGTATGGTGAGGAAATAGTCTGTATCAAAGGTGTGTACGATTCCACCATTGGTGCAGGCACTCCGATTTTAACCCGGCTTACGCAGTGGAAAATTGTTCCGAAGCGTGCCGTTGATTTGGCCGTTGACGTTAAGGGCGCTCCTGCGCCCTCTCGGAGTTCTGTCAATAACTGTACGGGAAGCGAAAGCGATCCACCGGAACTCGATTTATCAAAACCCCTGAGTCGACGTGAACGACGAGAGCTGACAAACCGACTCAGGAAGCCAAAACCAGCAATGCGACGAAAATTCATCCACGGAACGGATAAGCAAAACGCAGCTATAGCGAAAACTATCGACGAGATACATCTGACTACCGGCATCACAATCAGCCGGGGCGAAGCCCTGCATCTGATGGCCGGTGGTAAAAGTTGTTTTGATGGCAAATGGCTACGCGGAACGGCCAAAGGAGAAATATTCTCAGCAGCACCATCGCATCAGGCTAAGGCTAGAAAAATCCTTTATCGTGTTGCTGCGATGGCTGAGGCATCAAAACCAATGCCTGAGTAATTCACATCCATATCATGCACATACAGTCATCACCATATTCATTTTTTTCTTCCCATCTTTTACCAATACGTGATACTGTATAAATATACAGTATACCCTATGGGAGGGATTTCATGGTTGGCGAACATTTCAGCCGAACGCAGCAAAAGTGGGCTTGTGTGCAATTTATCGCCGAGGTATCTCTGATTGCAAACTGCAAGCCATCAGACTTAAAGCTCGCGCTCACTCTCATTGCAGACCTAGCAAACAGCGAAAATAATAACGAAACCGAAGATGATATTTTTTATAAGGCTGATTAGATTATGAGAATCAATATCACATTGGATAAAGAGCAAAAAATTAGTCAGGCAACATTGGATGCACTTGAGGCTGAGCTGTACCGCAATCTTCAACCTATTTACCCAAAGACTGCTATCCGCATTCGCAAGGGCTCCGCAAATGGCGTTGAGCTAAGCGGTTTGAAACTGGACGAAGATAAAAAAAGAGTCATGGAAATCATGCAGCAGGTATGGGAGGACGATAGCTGGCTGCATTAACAAACGCCGTCGGTGCTGAATCTTGTTTTCAGTGCTGGCGGGGTTGAACAACGAGCTATGCGAGACGTTAGTTCTACCTTTCAAATCTTCTCGATGTGTTATTGGTTACACACTAGTGATGAATGGGACGTTACCTTAGCGGGTTTTATAGTGGCGCTTTGACGACACTAAATAAAATGCATTGAGGGCGATAATATGCATCGACTACCGGGCGAAATTCCGCAGCACAAAAATAAAAGCATAAAACTGATGGCAATCGTTCATCGTCTGCAGACGATAATGGTCAATGAGAACCTGACTCCAGCAGAGCTGGTCGGGTGTGCAGAAATTGTCAGGGATAACTATGGCAAACTGGATAATATCAGCAGACCGGCACATTACGCACCGCCACCACGTCGACCATAGCAAACGCCGTCGGCGCTGAAACTCGCTTTCAGTGCTGACGGGGTTGAACAACGAGCTACGCGAGGCGTTAGCTGGTCATCGCGTCGCAAATACTTCCGCCGTCTGCTGGTTAAATAATTCGAGGTTTTTGGACATGCATAATTCCCTTTCATCAATAGACCCGTTTGCCGATTGGGCAAAAAAGCTGACTGTAATGGCTTCAAATAACGACCTGAGTTCTCGTGAGGTGGAAAGCTACACCGCAAAAATGGTCGAGCAAGCCAGTAAAGATGAGCTTACTGTCGTTATAAAACACCTGTTAAACCACATCAGAATGCACAAATAAAAGGATCTATATCAATATGTTATCTCTCGTTTATGAAAATCCGTGGACAACAATTTTTCTGCTGATTGTTGCCAGTTGTTGTCTCAACAGTATTATTGGCGCATTGCGCGGCAAGTAACCTCAATAAACCTGATTCAAACCGGCACCAAGAATGCCGGTTTTTTTATGCCATTTTTCCGCGAATTTCCTGTTTTTTAGCCGTGCATGCAACAGGTGCATTGTTTTGCATGCGTCAGGGTTGCCCGTTCTGGCCGTGCGCTACCAGAGCTGGCGCGGATCCAGAGTGGTCATGCAACTGCATTAAAACCGGCCCATAAAGCGGGCAGGCGTGGCGGGGAAAGCATTGCGCGCCAGCGGTGGTGCGTAATAATAAAAATTATCGTCTGAGCGCGTCGTGATGGCGCTTTCGTGGTCGCTGTCGGTTCGTTGTGGTCGGGTGTGGTTGTGCGCGTGTGGAGCGTCTGAGGCGTGATGATGGCCGGGTATGAAAAAGCCGCCATGATGGCGGCTTGAGGGGGAATTATTCCGGGTTGTCGAGGGTGTACTCTTTGAACCTGATGACCTCCATGCCGAGCCAGTCGTTTACCTCCCTGAACCTGTCCTGCAGCGGCGACAGCTCGTTACGCACAAATACCTTTGCCACCTTCTCAACGTCACCGAGTGAGCCGATATTCTCGGGCTTGCCACCCATTAGCTGGAACGGTACGCGGTGCGCATCCATCACGTCAGCGGCGCTGGCTTTCTTGATGTTGAAAAAGTCATCCTTTGTGGCGACTTCGCTCAATGGCACGATTTTTATGCCGTCCGGTTTCCCGTTCGGTGAGTAGAAAAACAGGTTTTTAAAGTTGCCGAGCCCTTTAGAGTTACGCATTGCATCGCGCAGCGATTCGACGTCAGTCGCGCT